ATACTGAGTATGATTTAGAATTATTAAATGAAAAATCCACTTATTATTTATACGGAACAACTAAATTTTATAATTCATCTTCTCTTCCAAATCAAGTATTAGATTATTATACTCTTTCTCTTTTAAGTAATTCCTACCAATTCCCCCCAGGAAGAAATCAAATGATAATTGATAGTTGGAATGTAGAATTTGGAGATACTTTATCATATTTTGATACATCCTCTGGGATATTAACTTTTGGAAATACACCAAATACACCTATTTCAATTACTGCTTCTCTTTCCACTAGTGGTAGTATTCCAATATTTGGAAAAGTAAGTTTAACTCAATTACGAAATGGAGTTGAATCTTCTTTATCTTCAAAATTTCACGATTTAAATACATTAACTTATTCTTCCCTTTCCTCCTCAGTTTACCCTATTCAAGGTGATCAATACTATTTAAAACTTACAAGGGGTTCATATTATAGTGGATTTGTAGATATTGTAAGTGGAATATTTGAAGTAACCCAAAGTAGAGCAGTAATTACTTCAAGTTGTGATCCTGTTGTTATTTTTGAACCTTATGTTTCATTTCCTAATTTTTACAATAGTGATGAAAATGCATTATTAAATAATGTTGAAGATAATCGTTTAAGTCAAAACTTCCAAAAAGTAGATTATGTTACAAATCTACTAACCCCAACAAATTTTACTCAAATAATAAACGATAATGCTCAAAAAGCCGCAGTTCAAGACTCAAATTACACTTTAAAACGCAATATAATTCCACGTTATGAAGGGTCAAAATCAACATCTCAAAAAATAAATAAATGGACTAAAGGTGATACAGGTACGTTTGGTAAAATTCCAACTGCTGAAAACTTAAAATCATATGTAGCATATGGTGAAATGGGAGGAAGTTGGGCACCCGAAAAAATGAATGCTTCTTCTTTCCAAATTAAATATTTAATAGATGAAACAGGAAATATAGTTACTCCAAATTTATCCCCTAATTCACTTCAAAATACTCAAGGAACATTTATTACAGGAGAAAGATTTAAAATTAACTCAACTATTCCTGGAAGTGGAGAAGCAACAGAATATAGAAAAGTAATTAGAGGAGGAGCCCGACTTGAACCTATCTTATACACCCAATCAGGAAGTACCCCAGGTGCACAATGGAATACTACAATGAGTTTTGAAGATATTGTTCCTTCCCCTACAGGAAATGTTGGAAATTATGTTGCATTGTTTAAAAGAACTACAGATCAACAAATTATAAATTTTAATACTCCAACAAAAATATTATTTAATTCTTCTGTTTATGGTTTAACATATTTTTTAAATAATGGATATCAAGTTCCTCTATTAAGTATCCAAGATGGTGTTAATTTAATATTTAATCCAACTATTAATTTTACCTGTATTAAAGATCCAAATGAACCTCAATTATTTGGTGCGTATGTATCTTTTACAATAACTATTAAATTTTATAAAGGAACCCAATATCAAAATATATCTCACACAATAGATATAACAGTACCACCACTTGAATATTTTACAAATGGGGTTATAAGTTTTCCTTCCCCTATAACAATTCCCAGCTCTAACCTAACCACAGGAGATCAGTATTTTATATATATAGAATGGGATAGTGACTCTCCATTTACATCTACCTTTAAATGCTCCAAAAACTCACAATTTAAAATAGACCAATATCCATCATATACCCAACCAATTACATCCTCTGGAATTAATTCAATTTGGGGATATGTTGATACCACAAATTACCCATATGTTATAACATCATCAAACCAAACATTAGTTGAATTATATGATTCAAATGTTAGACAAATTGATATCTCTGGATCAGGTTTTAACCCTATAGCATTACCATGGTCTATAAAATATGCTGATGAATTTAGATTTGAAGGAAGAGAAGATTTTGCTTATCAAGTAGGAAAAATATTTGGACCTGCCGAAAGTGGATCAGGTAGAATTACTCAAACTGGATCAATTGAAGTCCATTTTAATGCTGATCTTCCTGTTAGTGCTAGCTCCTCAGTATTTAATTTAGATCACTTTTTAATTAGAAGATATGTTGATGATGCTTCACAAATTGTATTTGAAGGATTTAAACCTATCAACTCAGTAGGACCTTATATTATTACTCCTGAATATATAGTTCCTGAACTAAATAAAAATATTGATGTGTTTGTAGCTGATCTTACACAAAAAGGCTTGCTTTAGTGATATTTATTACATATAATACATTCATAATAAAATAAAATGGGATATTTAAATAATCAAGTTGTCACGGTTGACGCTATTTTAACAAAAAAAGGTAGAGAACTTTTAGCTAGAAATGATGGTTCTTTTAGAATAACACAATTTGCCCTATCAGATGATGAAATAGACTATACCTTATACAACCCAAACCACCCTTCAGGATCTTCATTTTATGGAGAAGCAATTGAGAATATGCCTTTACTAGAGGCATTTCCTATTGAAACTCAAATTATGAAATATAAATTAGCTACTTTACCTCGTGGAACAGCTAAATTACCTGTACTTGATTTAGGGTATGGTGCTGTTACTTTACAACAAGGATCATCAATCACAATCACTCCACAAACATTAAATTATTTAGGAAATGCTCAAACATTTGAAACTAGTGGTTACACATGTACAGTTTCTGATGTTAGGTTGTTAAATACATTTACTGCAACTGGTATAAACACCACAGCTGCTACAACGGCAAATATAAACTCAACAACAACCTTAGGAACAAATGTTTCTAAAACTATAATAGGAACTCAATTTACACTTAGAGGAACAACAGTGAATACTTTGTTTGGTTCAAACCCTTCAATAAATGGTACTTTAACATTTATAGGTTTAGATAGTGGAGCTAGATTAGTAATCCCTATTACTATTAATTACGTAACACAGTAAAAAATATAAATAATGTCATATAAAAGATTAGATTCTGAAGATTTTGTAGTAAGCACAGATTCAATAACTTCTACTTTATGGTCAACAGGAAATCCAACCTTAACATCTTTCTATAGCTCTTCTACCCAATTAGCATCTTCAACGGGAAATTATTATCTAGCTGTATATCAAACTGAATCTATTTCTTTTGATTCAAGAATCCAATTTGATATAGCATATTGTGATTCTTTAGGTAGTGGAAGTGAGTTATACAATAATATAGTACCTGGATATTCTCCAACAAGAACATTATACGGGCAATATAGATCGTTAATTTTAGAAGATGAAACCCAAAACTTTTTATTTGGAGCATCTGCTAATGTTGCATATAGCCCGTGTGGAGATGTAACCCTTAATCCTACTCTTATTTTAGGAGATCATTTTTGGGTATTAACTATTGAACGTGCCCTGTATAAAGAATCACTTTTTCCAGGCTCACTTAATTTAGTACTTTCAGGATCAGGAGGAGCTTATGGTAATACTGTTACTTTAACAGATAATTCAAATGATTTAACTACTAATACATTTATAGGATCAACTAGAGTATTTCAATTAGTTTCCGGTTCAAATGGAACTGGAGTTTCAACTAATAGTTACACCCCGGCTTCAGGATCTTACGGAATGGTATTCCCAGATTTAGGTTTAATTATGTTAAACCCGTATGCTTTAGATTATGCTATTGGATTAATCCCAAGTAGAAGTTATGATTCAGATGGATTAAATAATGAATTATTATTTGATGCTATTTCTAATGGAGGATATTTTTCATTAAATTCCCAAGAATCAATAACCTCAGATTATATATTTGTTAGAGCTAGAAATAGTGAATTTAACTACTCAGAAAACCCTAGCTTTATATCAGGTTCAACAGGTGAAGTAATATTTGAAAATTTCATTAACCACCCTCAAGTATATATTACTACTATAGGGATGTATAATGATACTACAGATTTATTAGCAGTAGCAAAAATATCTAGACCTTTAATAAAAGATTTTACCAAAGAAATTCTTGTTAGAGTAAAATTAGATTTTTAAATGAATGAGTGTATTCAAACCCTTCCTTACTTCAGATGTAGTCTTATCTCCCTTTGAGATAAATAAATCTTTTATTTTTCAAGGAATAGATGGTTATGGGTATGTTAATTATGGAACTACAGCACTTTATGGAGGATCGCCTAATTCACTAAACACCCCAGGGATTTCTATATATATTGGAACAAATGTAACAACAAACCCTTGGCAACCTTCCCAAAATACTGGGTATATTCCTTATACTCAAAATGAATATTTAATATATAAATCAATCAAACATTTATATTATTCAAATTTTCTAGACAACCCTTCAGGTTCAATAGCGGCAACTGCTTCATTTGATAGTACTGATTTTGTACCTGATATTTCTACTGCAATTAATTTAAATGCCTTAACAGGTCCTTCATCTACTACTAATAATTACAATTATTTAACTACTACTCTTCCTCCAAAAAGGATATTCCCTACAGGATCTGGATCAAAAATAGGAGTAATTTCTATACCTTCAAAAGTATATGGTGAAAACATAAAATTAGGTAGTTTTTCTTTATCAAACGTATGGGGTACTATTACGGATGATTATAACGGAAATTTAACTTTTAGTAGTTCATTATATAATGTTAATGATTTTCATGTAGGAAACATAATATATGAGCATGGAATAGCTGTTATTAATTCTGAATTGCTTGGAATTATAGATGGATATGGTTCTTCTTCATATGGAACTTCATCTACTTACCCAGTATCGTATTATGGAGGTTTATTTACTACTTTCTTTAATTCAAATTTAATTACTTGTTCTTTTGAAAGTACCACTACAATATATGAACTCCAGTATAAATGTACTATAAGACAAAATGAATTTAATTTCTCTCAAAACCCATCCTTAATTTCAGGAAGCACTTTAATTTCAGGAAGTAATGGATGTACTTCAAATGGTAATGGAACCATGTATAATTTTGTAACGGGTTCGTTTTTTACTCCTTACGTAACTACAGTAGGTTTATATAATAATGATAATGATTTAATAGCTGTAGCTAAATTATCCCAACCATTACCTATTTCATCAGTAACAGATACAACCATATTAATTAATTTAGATTTATAATATTTATAATAAAATGGCAAAAGCAAAGTTACAATCCGCAATTTCATTTGTAAAAAAACCTAGAAAAAAACGTCCTGGGATTCATGCAAAATCAAAAACTAGCAAAACAAAAACTAGTAAAAATTACATTAAACCATACGTAGCACAAGGTAGATAATGGCATTAATCCAACCTAAGCAGTTAGCAGGGCAATTTTATGAAATAACAGGATCTTTTACAGGTTCTTTTATTGGAGATGGTTCTGGTTTAACTAATATCCCCTTAACCCCCCCAGGAATAGATTATAATATTCAATATAAACTAAACAATAGTTTTTTTTCAAGTAATCTATTTCAGTACATTAACCCTTCCCAAAGTTTTAAACAAGGAAAAGATTTAATTGTAACTGGTTTATATTCACATGGTGCTGGAGAAGATAATACAATTAGTGGGAGAGGTTCATATGTTGGGGGAAGAAATAACATAAATAATGGTGATTGGTCACATGTAATTGGAAGTGGAAATTTTGTAAGTAGTAGTCTTAGATATGCTTTTGCTGGTGGTAGTGGAAGTAGAATTTTAGTACCTACATTAGACATTTTTGGTTATCCTGTAGAAGGTGTTACAAATTGGTGGGGATTTGCTTTTGGAAATGAAGCATTAGTTGTAGATGGATATGGATTTGCAACTGGACAACAAACCACCTCCTCCAGATTTGGGCACTCAGAAGGTTCTTACACATATGCTGGTTTTTCAGCACATGCTGAAGGCAGATCAACATACGCTAATTCAAGATACTCACATGCTGAAGGTTCAGGAACAGAAGCTGGTGGAATGTATGTTGAACCATTTTTTATATCTGCGTCGGCACCAACACAAGATGAAGACGGTGACCCTTTAAAAACAGGATATATTTGGTACAACACAAATAATAATTTACTTTACAGATATTCAGGTTCTGCTTGGGTATCACAAAATGATTCACCTATTACTTTTGGTACTTGGAATACATCATCAGCTACTTTCAGTATCATAACAGCAGGTTCTGGAGATCAAGTAGATTCATATGCCGCTGAACAAGCTAGATTTAATTGGTATTCTGGTTATTATTCACATGCTGAAGGAACAATTACAAAAGCTTTAGGTAGAGCATCACATGCTGAAGGGTATGCTTCTATAGCAGGTGGGTGGTATTCACATGCTGAAGGAGCATTCACTAGAACAGGTATTCCTGGGCAAGCGGGAGCTACAGAATTTGGACAAGATGGAACATACTCCCATGCTGAAGGATACCAATCTATAGCAGCAGGATATGCTTCACATGCTGAAGGATATGGTACTAGAACTTTAGGAACAGCTTCACATGCTGAAGGTTTAGCTACTATAGCATCAGGTTCATATCAAAGTGTAATGGGTAGATATAATACCCAAAATAATACTAGTTCTCTAGTAATAATAGGAAATGGTACTTCAAACAACAATAGAAGTGATTTAGCTGTATTTAATTTAAATGGTATAATATTTAATCAACCATTAACAGCATCAATTATTTCTAGTTCTTTTATTGGAGATGGTAGTGGTTTAACTGATTTACCTATAAATTTAACATCAAGTGGTTTTATTTACCCTGAAAATTATGGTGCTATAGGAAATGGAATAGTTGATGACACAAATGCTCTTCAAAATTCTTTCAGTGCATCTAGAGTTACAAATGTTCCTATATGTTTAAATGGTATCTATAATGTTAACCAACCTATTAATGCTACTAATACTATAGTATTTAGTGAACCAACCTCTAAATTAATATCTGATACTACTGATTTTGTTTTATTTGCAACCGGAAGTAGATCTTCAAGATACAATGCTACCTCTGATATTTTAAGAGGTTATTCCACAGCTTCAATAAACCCAATAACTTTATCTCAATTAAATATAAAACAAGGAGACTTAATTAAAGTTACCTCAGCACAACAATTTAATACAGGATCAGCAGAAGGTGGAACCCAAGGAGAAATTCAAAGAGTATATTCAACCGGATCTAATGGGGAAATTTATATCTATGGTTGGTGGGAAGATACATACCTACTTTCAAATGACGCTAGTATTTCTAAAATTACCTCAGGCAAATTCGAAACTATAGGAACGTTAAATGTTGAACAAGGTGGTCAAATTGATTCAAAAGGAATTTTATTAAAATATTTAGATACTCCAACTATTGATGTCAAAATTATAGGGGCTATTGAACGTTCTTTAAGTGTAATAGATTGTTATTCACCAACAGTTCATGTTAATAACTATGGTGCTAATAAAGATGGTGCTGGGTATGGTATAGCTATAGGTAATTCAACAATGTATGGAACTTTTAGTGGTACTAGTGAAAGTAATAGACACTCTATAACATTTGGAACAGATTCAGATAGGGGTGTAGGATGGGGAAATAAAATAACAAATTTTATAGGTAAAGCCCATACAACATCTTCAATATTTGATTCACATGCTACTTGTGGTTCAGTGTATTTCTATAATTGTACAGCAATTGGAGGATTTAATAGGTATGGTACCCCACCACCTATTAATTTTCCTAATGGTTTTAGTATAGAAGGCAGAACAACACATATAATAAATTGTAATGTTAAAGATTGTTATATTGGAGCATCAACAGGAAATTATAATGGACTGCAAGAAATATATATTAAGGGATTAAATCTAGATGATTGTTCTATTGGTTTTTCATCTGTAGGTACAGAAGTTCAACGTTTAACTATTGAAGATATTGACATGTATAATCCATCTTTTGATGATACTAGTATATGTCTTAATATTTCTGCTATTACTTCTTCTTTTGTTAATATAAAAAATATAAAATCATATAATACTCGTTGTGGAATTAATTTAAGTAATAATAACTTAACCGGAGGTTCAAATGAATTTAGAATTGAAAATTTAAAAACTATATATTCATCTCCTTCCACTGGTTCTAGTGCATTTTATTCTGCTTTACGTTTATATGATGATACACCTGTAACACTAACAAATTGTGAAACCAATGCTCCTAGGTTAGTTATAACAGACAATGGATTAAATTTAAAACAATTAAATCTAAACAATTGCAAAATATATGATGCTTATTCTGTTCCTATAACTTTAGCATCCCCGATTGAAAATTTAAATATTCAAAATTGTTATTTTAGTGGTTCTCAAATAGATGGATATTTTTTACAAGCAAATAATAATGCTGATATAATTAACTTTACATTTATAGGAAATACATTAATAGGAGATGGAAACAAAATTAGAGGAGCTTATATAACCCCAACCAGTTCTTTTACAAATTTCTTTGACTCAGGAAATAATTTAAATATTACAAACCCAACCTCTATCAATCCCTCAGGAAAACAACCAGATTATTGGATAACAGAAGGTAACATATATGCACCATTAAAATTAAAAGGTTCTGGAGCCCCTGAAGGAGTACTTGCTGCTGACGTAGGAACTATTTATATTAATTTAACGGGTGGAGTAGGTTCTACACTTTATGTAAAAGAATCAGGAACAGGAAATACAGGATGGGCATCAAAATAATAATTTAATATTTATAATAAAATTTAAATGGCTAACCAATTCTCAAAAACAGGAATAACTTCTCTTGGAATAATCCGCCCTTGGCATGTTACCCAATCAATAGATGCCTTTACCGGAATAGAAGAATACGATATATCTCTTTCAGGATCGTTTAATATGACTGGTTCTATAAATGCTCTTGGCTCAACATTATTAAGCCAATATGATATAAATGTAGCTCCTTCAAGTTCATTTATTAGCTTAGATGATGGTACTTTAACAGGAACACCCATTACATTAACATCTTATGATCCATCTTTAACTTCAACTTTTTCTATTGAACCTGGTAGCATTGGAATAAAATCCAACAACTCTTCAAATACTTCAGGTTCTATTATTCAAGTTGGACAAGATGGAATTAAATTCTGGGACCCAAATTACAATGTAAATCCTTTTAAAGTAACCCAAGTTAACCCCGCATTGAACCAATGGGAATCTACATTTAGAGTAAACTCATTAACAGTAACTGGTAGCTTACTAGCTCCAGACATAACAGGAAGTTTATTTGGAACGGCATCTTATGCTATAACTGCTTCATATGCTTTAAACTCAAATATTCCTACCTCAGGTCTTGTAACTTCAGTAAATGGAGTTTTACCTTCTCCTGGAGGAAACGTTTCAGTAGCATTATCATCTACAATAACAGGGAATTCATCATCATTAGTTATATCTTCTTCCGGAGCTAATACAGGTTCACTTACCCCAGGAACAATATGGGTTATTTCTGGAGATGTTGACCCTAACAACAATGGTGATGCTTATATTTATACTACTAGTTCAATTACTGGAGAGGGACAATGGTTAGTAATATCACCTTTAGATGTACCAGCAGCAGATGCTCGTTACATTCTTAAAAATGGTAATGATTCTCATACTGGATCTCTTTCTATTACTGGATCACTTAACATGACTGGTTCTATAACTGGTGAAACTGGTGTTATAAATAATTTAACAGCATCGTATGCTATAAGTTCTTCATATTCTTTAAATTCAACAACTTCATCTTTAGCGCTTATTACAAGTGGAAGTGTTATTTTAAGAACTTGTAATTTTACTAGTGGAGCAACTAATCTTAATATTACACCTAATTGTGCAATATCTAGTTGGATAGCTAACTTCTCAGCTAATAGAATCTTAACTATCTCCGACCTAACAGATGGAAAATCAATAAAAATATATATTAGAAATGTCAATCCCTTCAACAGACAAATCACCATACAAGCTAGCACAACTACTTCAGGACATACTAACGTTCTATGCTCTAGAGGAGCAGGCCAAACATCAACTTCATCTGTAACTTTAGCTGCAAATTCTGGAGCAGCTACCATATGGGTTGCTAATATAGGAGGTACTTTTGTAGGATCTATAAGTTAATTTTTTATGTTAAATTGGTTATACAAAGATAAAAGAATAGAATCCCTTGAGGATTTCCCCCAAGAAACATATGGTTTTATTTATCTTACCATCCATGAACCCTCAGGTAAATCATATTTAGGTAAAAAAGTATTATATCATAACGTTAAGAAAAAATTAACCAAAAAGGAATTAGCTGAACAACCTACAACCAGAGGAAGAAAATTAACTACCCATACTATCCAAAAAGAATCCGATTGGAAAACCTATTATGGTTCAGAAGAATTCATCAAACATAAAATAAAAGAGGGAAAACAAGAAGAATTTACACGTGAAATAATTCATCTTGTACCAAATAAAAAACTACTTACATATTTTGAATGTAAATACCAATTTCAATTAGGTGTTTTAGAATCAAATGAGTGGCTTAATACTAACATTTTAGGTAAGTTTTTTGCAAAAGACTTTGTTACCCAAGAATAAGATTGTATCTTGCATTTATGGTAAATGAGTTACTAGTAAATTTGGTAAACTCTGTTTTAGGAGCAGGGAAACGTACCGCTAGAGGTAATCAAGCATACACTTGTCCTTTTTGTCACCATCATAAACCAAAATTAGAAGTTAATTTTACTGAAAACAAAGAAGGAAAAAACCCATGGGCTTGTTGGGCGTGTAGTAAAAAAGGAAAAACAATTAAAAGTTTATTTAAACAAATTCAAGTTGATGCTACTTACTTTCAAGAACTTGGAAAACTAGTTAAAAATATATCTGATGATAGTATAGAAATAACTTATACTTCTTTAGAACTTCCAAAAGAATTTAAAACATTTATCAATAATAAAGATATAACAGCTAGACATGCTTTAGCCTACCTTAAAAAACGAAATATATCTAAACAAGATATTTTAAAATACCATATAGGCTACTGTGATTCAGGACAATATAATAATATGATTGTTATACCTTCATATGATAATAATGGTAAATTAAATTATTTTACCGCTAGATCATTTGAAAAAGACCCTTACACCAAATACCGTAACCCTGAAACGTCTCGCGATATAATACCGTTTGAATTGTTTATTAATTGGGATTTACCTATCATATTATGTGAGGGTCCATTTGATGCAATAGCAATAAAACGAAATGCGGTTCCACTATTTGGTAAAAATATTCAACCTAATTTAATGAAACGATTAGTTGAATCTAAAGTACAAAAAATATACATTGCCTTAGATACCGATGCTGTTAAACAAGCCCTTGGTTTTTGTGAACAACTTTTAGACATTGGAAAAGAAGTTTATCTTGTAGAAATGCAAGGAAAAGACCCAAGTGAAATGGGATTTGAAAATTTTACTAAACTTGTACAAACCGTTTCTCCTTTAACACAATATAATTTAATGGAGAAAAAATTATATACCATATGAAAAAAAGGAATATTAAAAAATCCTATGATCGAATTTTAGAAATTTCAGATGACGCTCAACAAATAACATTACCTGATTCTCGTTATTATAGAAGAAATGGAAAATATTATCCATCTGTAACATATGTTTTAGGATATTACCCTAAAGGTAAATTCTTTGAAAACTGGCTTAAACAAGTTGGATTTTCAGCTGACTATATTGTTAAAAAAGCAGCTGAAGAAGGTACCCAAGTCCATGAATTAAGTGAAGCATACTTAAATGGAGAAGAATTAAGATTTCTAGATGATAAAGGTCGCCCCCAATATAACCCAGATGTTTGGCAAATGTTTTTACGTTTTGTTGAGTTTTGGGAAACTTTTAAACCTACTTTAATTGAAACAGAAGTTCACTTATTTTCAGATAAATTAAAAGTAGCCGGTACATGTGATCTAATTGTTGAAATTAATGGTAAACTATGGTTATTAGACTTAAAAACATCTAATCAACTACAAACAACATATGAATTACAAACGGCAGTTTATGGACAATGTTATGAAGAATGTTTTGGTAAAAAAATAGATCATTACGGTATTTTATGGTTAAAATCTTCAAAACGTGGATCTAAAAAAGATAAAATGCAAGGTAAAGGATGGGAAATAGTTGAATCAACTAGAACATTTGAAGAAAATATTGATATTTTCAAAACAGTAAAACGTTTATTTGACCTAGAAAACCCAACCCATTCACCAGTATTTACTGAATTCAGAACAGTAGCTAAACGAAATTCATAATATGTATAATTATGATAAGTCTAGTTCAATTACTTAAAGAGATTCAATCAAAACCTAAAGCCATTTTTATGGCGGGGCCTGCTGGATCTGGTAAGACAACTATACTTAATCAATTAGGTCTTAAAAATTTTAAAGTAATAAACGTAGATGACGTTTATGAAGAATTGTTAAAAACAGAATTAGGTAAGGAAGATTTTGCTTCAATGTCACCTGAAGAGTTATCCCGAGCAGCTAAATTAATGGGTAAAGCTAGAGTAGTAACAAGAGAAAAAGAAAAACAAACCTTATCTAGTTCAGAAAATGTTGTAATTGATGGCACAGGTGCTGCATCAAATCCACTACTTAAGAAAAAAGAAGATTTAGAGGCAATGGGGTACGATACATTTATGATATTACTTTATGTATCCCCTATGACATCTTTAAAACGTAATGCGGAACGTGGTAGAAGTTTACCTACAAGTGCTGTATTAAAAAGTTGGGAAGGTGTAGTAAAAAATATTGATATTTATAGACAAGCATTTGGAAATAACATTGTTGTTTTAAATAACGACCCTGAAAATGCTGATCCTACATTTGATGTGCAATCAATAATTAAAGCGTTCCCTCAACCAACAGGAAGAGAAAAATCACCTGAAGAAGTAGAAAAATCTAAAGCAGATAAAGAAAAAACAAATCAAGAAATAAAATCACTTTTAGATATAGAACGTGAATTTGATACACTAGATGTAGCAAAAAATAAAGTAAATGAATTTATTAGTTAAATCAATTATACAACCTATTTTAGAGCAAGAAAGTAAAAATATTGCTTTAGTACCTGGTGGATTTAAACCACCTACAGTAGGTCATTTTGCATTAGTAGATGAAGTAGCTAAAAACTCAAACATTGATAAAGTAATCGTTTTAATTGGTCATAAAGATAGAGATGGAGTAACTAAAGAGGAAAGTAAAGCTGTATGGGATATATATCAAAAATATTTACCTCCTAATGTTGAAATCAAAATAGCAGATAACTCATCTCCAATAGCTGATGTTACTTCTTATATCAAAAACAACCCTGAAACCATGTACTACCCAGTAGTAGGTATTCGAGGTGAGATGGATTTAGGGGATTTAAAACGTTTTGACAGTCTAGAGGGAAAATATCCTAATTTTAAAACCATTGTAATCAAATCAGAAGGAGAAGATCGTATTAGTGGTACTAATACACGTGCTGCTTTAATTGGGGGAGAAAAAGAAAGATTCCAATCATATATCCCAACTGAACTAACAGACGAAGAAAAAGACAAAGTTTGGTCTATTTTACAAAAATCCCCACTCAACGAGATAATGTATGCTGAACCTAGCAAATTCAGTTACCCTACAATGTTGTCTTCTTTAATTCAATACATGTTAAGTAAAGGAATGAAAATTCAACCTTTACCTAAAGTTAAATTTGTAGATGACGATGCTGAAAATGCTGAAAATTTCTTTGGTAAAACAGCATATTATGATCCAAATAATCAAGTTATAGTATTATATACAATGGATCGTCATCCAAAAGACGTAATGCGTTCATTTGCGCATGAAATGATTCACCATGAACAAAATTGTAATGGTAAATTAAATAATATTTCAACTCAAAACACAAACGAAGACGGAGATTTACCTGAAATTGAACGTGAAGCTTACGAAAAAGGTAATATGATATTTAGAAATTGGACGGATTCTATTACTGAAGGTGTTTTAAAAGAAGAAAAAGAAGATGATTTAATTTCATATCCTAGTAACTTTAAACCAGATACAAACATATTAGTTGTTTTTAAAAATAACGAAAACTATCCAAATTTAAAACCTTTATTTGAGGAGTATGGATATGGTTTTTATTACCCTGAAAGTAAAACAATTATTTTAGATGGTGAAGTTTTTGTAAACTCTGATTTAGACTTCAAAGACATGAAAATTGTTGAAGCACATGAAATAGCCCATTTACTTTTAGGACATACAGGCCCGTATTCAAAAGATAATGAAATGGATGCTGATTTAGGAGCTTACTTATTGTTAAAAGATAAAGGATTTTCAACAGAAAAATTAGAAAAACAATTTAAATTTCGACATGGAGTTGATTTTAATGAAGAATTACTTGAACGAGTAAAAGATATGTTGTAAATTTGCCTAAATTTTAATATGAAAAAAACACCTACACTATTAGATTTATACGAGGCAATCAAACCAAAATATATCATTTTTTGTGATATGGATGGTGTATTAGTTGATTTTGATAGAGGATATGAAGAATTAACTAGTAAATCTACTAGCCATGCTGATTCACAAGATAGAGATGGGTTTTGGAACCTATTTAACAATAGTTTAAAGGAAAAAGGAATTACCGAATACCAATATTGGGCTGATTTAAATTGGCAACCTGGAGGACAAGAATTATGGAACTATATTAAACCATATAACCCTTATATTCTAACAGCCCCTACATATAACCCAGAATCTAGAGAAGGAAAACGCGATTGGGTTCAACGTTTAGACGGGATGAAAAATATTTATTTTAGACCTGCTAAATTTAAATCTGATTTTTCGGGTAAAAATAAAATACTTATAGACGATAGAGAAGATACTATTAATAGATGGAATGAAGCTGGTGGAATAGGAATATTACATACTTCTGCAAATAGCACCATAGAACAACTTAAACAACTAGGATTATAATGTCAGATTCAGTATTAAAAAAAGAATTTCAAAAACGAGATGTAGAACGTTTACGTAACCTTATAAAAGGTAAACACGGAAATAAAACTACAGTTGGGATTGGATACAATGGTGAAGTTCAAGAAGAACATAAAGAAGGTGATATTTGGGAACAAGGTGGTAAAACTTGGACAATTAGAGATGGTATTAAAGAAAATATTACCAAATTAGACAAATTTAAAAAAGCAGCTGTTCCTTTATTTTGTCCCGACTGTAAACAAATAATGGATGGACAATTAGACCCATTTTATTTTAAATCATATAATTGTTGCTTGGATTGTAGAGCAAAATTTGAAACTAAACTTAAATTAGAAGGTAAATGGGAAGAGTACTTAAGAGATACCTTTAATAAAGAAATCGACAATCAAATAGAAGAATATAAAAGTTTTATAGAAGATAAATTATCAGAAAGTAATGATAGTTTTGTTACTGAAGCAGGTGATGTAGAAAGATGGGTTGGTGGGATTAATAAAGAAAGAGCAAAAGAATCCCTAGACGAAGTAATTAACTATTTAAATTCATTAAAAAAATAATGGAAACTTTTGCAATGATAACAACTATAATTGTTGCTTTAATAACAGCAGTAGTTGGCCCTATAATTGTTAGTTGGGTTAAATTAAAAATGGAAAAACAGTCTAAAAATACTTTAATGGCTGAAGCATTAGAAGCTAGTAATTTAATTGACCATCAATTAGAAGACATAATGCAAGAATTAAATTGTGATCGAGTTTGGATAGCCCAATTCCACAATGGAGGGCATTTTTACCCAACAGGAAAATCCATCCAGAAATTTTCTGTATTTTATGAAAAATGTAACCCTGTACTTCCTCCTCTACAAACAACATTCCAAAACATCCCAGTATCTTTATTTAGTAAAGCTTTATCTCAAGTACATCAACATGGAGAACTTGAAATTTTAGATGTAGAAGTAGAAGAAAATACATTTGGAGTTGATGTATTAACATCACAATTTAAAACAAAATCATTATGTATGGTTGGATTATATGATTTAAATAATCATTTAATAGGTGTGATGGGGATATCATTTATAGACGAACACAATGTTGTAACTCCTGAATGGATATTTATAAGACAAAAAGTAGGAGTAATAGGAACATTACTTTCCGAATATTTATACCCAAATAATAAAAAATAAAAAATGGCAGATAATTTTGATTTAAAAAAATTCTTGAAAGAAAGTAAAGCTTTAGAGAATTTAAATACTATAATAGGTAAAAACACTAATATTCATGGTATTAATGAAGGTAATATGCGCGATAAAATTCGTGAGATGATTATTGCTGAATTAAATAGTGATGAAGACCTAGATGAGGCAAAAAAGAAAAAAGACGAAGAAGCAGATGTTGAAGTAACTGACACTGAAACTGAAGATATACCTGCTGAAGATGCACCTATAGAAGATATACCTGCTGAAGATACACCTGTTGATGGTGGTGGGGGTATAGAAGATCTTGCAGCTGATATGAAAGGTACTGAAGCTGATCTTATGGATCATTTGATGAAAGCATTTCAAATTGCAAAAGGTATGAATAATGAGAAACTTGAAACACAAGTAGGAAACACACTGAAATTTTTCGTTAGCGAATATATTGGTGGAGGAGAACAGTAAACAATTAAATTTATATAAAAATAAAATCTATGAACACAACTGAAATTTTAAACGCAATCAAAGAAGCGGTAGCAGCTTTAGAAGCAGATCATTCAAAATCATCTAAAGCCGCTCGTGGTAGAGCACGTAGTGCAGCTAATACAATTAAAAAATTGGCCGCTGAATTTAAGAAAACTTCAACTGCAGAAGACAAAGCAGCTTAAAAAATGAATATTAACGAGGCATTTTCATCTGATGAATCAAAAGAAATTTACGACAAATTTTTAGCCATCGTTAATTCTCGAAGAGACAATTTGGTAAAAAAGTACGGCAGAGAGGCTGAGCGAGTAGCTTATTCTACTGCCGTAAACCAGGTTAAAAAAAAGTCAGCTAATAGTATTGAGGAACCAACAACTGAAGAACCAATGGATCAAGAACAAAAATTAAAAGAAATGATTCAAGCGGCTTTATCTAAGCCTTTAAATGAAAAGCAAACAGAATTAGATGAAGATCTTGATATAGGCCACCAAGACAATGAACCACATATGATTAAAGCTGAACTTTACCAAATTGGTAAATATGCTATGGATCTTTATAAAATGATGGACGGGTTTGAAGGTGAACAAGAAGTTGATTTTCCGGCTTGGTTACAATCAAAAATTACTACTGCTAAAAACATGATGTCAAGTGTAAAACATTACCTTGATTTTGAATTAAAAGAACCTCAAATCGATTCTATAGTAAACGGTGCATCTCTTGATGAAAAAATGTCTAAAAAACAAGTTAAAAAAAGAGGTGAAATATACGATACTTTAAAAGATAAAGGAATGTCTGATGAAAAAGCAGGTAAAATTGCTACTTCACAGGCTATGAAAGCAAAAATTAAAGAAGTTGTTTTAGCTAAACTTAAAAAATAATGACTCGCAAAGAACTTCAAAATAGATTAAGGGTTTTAATCAAACAAGTGTACTCAAATCAAACGATTACACCTGAAGAAGCTGTACAATATGATGAGCTAACCAAATTCCCTGAATTAAAAGAAGTTCTAGTTGATTTGCTTACCCCAGAATACGATAGCTTTTTAGCTTCAATTGATTGGGTTGCTCCACGTCCTACCACATTTAGAATTAATTTAAAAAATGATCAAAATTTTTATTTAATTTATGGTAAACGTAGTTGGATTGCTCAAGTTGAAGGTAAAAAATATTACCTATTAAATTTACCTGAAGAAGAAAGAGCAGCACAATCTATAGCTAATATTTTAAGATATGGAGTTAAAGGTGGAGAAGGAGCAGAAGGTGAAGCCGATTTAGGTATCCCACCAACTGAAGAAACCCCTCCTGCAGAAACCCCAGAAGAAACCCCACCAGCAGAAACACCAGAGGCATAATGGATATTTTAGAACAATTTTTACATAGTATAGCTTACAAGTTTCCTAAAGGATACCCTGATTTAAAAAATAAACAAGATATGTTATTAATAGAACGTGAATTGTTTAAACATAATATTGATTTAAGAGAGGGAACTAAAGCAGCTAATACGCGTAAAGCAATTGATTCTATAGTTAACTCAAAAGAAGGTAAAGAAGCTGGTTTATCTAAAATGAAAGATACCTATAGAATAGGTAATATTAATAAAATAGATAAAGATAAATTTATCGAAATTTTAAATAAAGTATTTAATTCACCTAAAGTTAAAGTATATAGTCCTAAAGAAGGACCTAACGATAGTTCAAAATACAATATGTTTGAATTTGATTTAGAAGGTGAAGGTCAAGTACAAATTACTTTAGCAGGTGGAGCAAATGAAGGTGAAAAATATGAACAAGGTTTACTTGGTAAACTAAAATCATTTGCTGGAACTCCTTTAGATTCAATTGAAGATTATGAAGTAAAACAAATATTTACTACTTTAGAAATAGACCCAACCAAAATTACTTCAGAAGACATTTCATTTGCTGGTGCATCTGATACTTCAAGACAACTTTCATTTGATGGACCAAAAGAAATAGGCCCAACTATTGCAGATATTATAATTAAAGCTCCAAACCAAGATTATTATCTATCAATTAAAAATGTTGGTGGTTCTGCTATTTACAATGGTGGAAATATACCATTTATTGTATTCGATAAAGAAGGCAAAGTAATATTTGATAAATCTAAATCTGGAGATAACCCATTATTTGCAGATATATTTGATACTTTAGGAATTGATTCTCAAAGAATAGCAGATGGATTAAATAACTATATTAACCAAACAGGTGCACCAAACAATTGGGAATCTGTTAGTGGAGTTGATTTAGATAAAGTAAAAAATCTTTTAGCTTCATCCTTTGGATTTGGTTATTGGTATGTTAGAGAAAAACCTGGAGGGAAATTATTTATTTACCACGTAGCAACCCCAGAGGATGCTTATAAAATGGTAGGTGACCTAAAATCAGATTCAGTTAAAGTAAAATATCCTGGTCCCTCAACAAAAGTACTTGAAGTTCGAATTGAAACTGAAAGTGAAGTACTAGAGGGTGGAAAAAGAGTTCCTTTAGTATATCAAATTGTAGCTAGGAATGCTGCTGGTAAAGTATTACCTTTACGAATGAACATTAGAACAAATAAATAGTATTTATCAATATGGAACGTTTAAGACATTTAATAAAAGAAGTATTATCTACTCCCCCTAAAAAAGATAAATGCAATTGTGGTTGCCATGATTGTGATAATACAGGTAATGCTGGTGTAGTATTAAACGAAAGTTTAGTTAAAAAAGATATATTATCGGAAAATCTGCGTTATCACGTGGATAATAAATTACCACTAACCGAAAACACGTTCCGTTATGGTTCCAAAGCTTTCCTTAATTTATGGTCGGAAGCTCGTTACTTATATTTACGTGAAATTATTCATGTAAATGACGATGACAAAGAAATTTTACTTGAAACTAATTTAGGTGAATACGGAATATATGAATCTGTAGAATTTGAAGGTGAAGAATACGACATTATAGGAAGAGATGGTGATTGGGTTTACCTTAGATCTATCTATGATACAATGACAGGTAAAAAGGAAATCAAAGTAAAGGAAAAAGATATTAAAATACTTGAAGAAAAAGTACCTTTAGATTTACCTATGTTGGAGGAAGATAAATTAGACGAAGCCGAAGATAAAAAGAAAACTCCACCAATTGGAAAACCAAAACGCGGTGGATCTAAAAAATTCTACGTTTACGTTAGAGATAAAGGTAAAGTTAAAAAAGTATCCTTTGGACAAGCAGGAATGTCTGCTAAAATAAATGACCCTAAAGCACGTAGAGCATTTGCTGCACGTCATGATTGTAAAAATAAAACAGATAGAACTAAACCTTCATATTGGTCATGTAGATTACCAAGATATGCTAAATTATTAGGTTTAAAATCCTCATTTTCAGGATTTTGGTGATAAAAAATAAATTATGGGACCTATAGAAAAATATTTAGAAAAATTTGAATCTAAAAGAATATTAAAAGAAGATTCAACAATTATATCTCCACA